GATTGGCACGTGGTTCGTTTACCTCTACAGGAAACACACAGACCATTTATCTACCCTTTATGCCCAACATCATAAAGATGACGAATTTCACGGCTGCAGGCACTCCTGCTAACCATGGAATCCCCTTTGCTCAATGGGACTCGTCAATGGCCCAAGGAACCGCTGTAGCGAACTTGTTCAATGCTACACCTGTTCTAACGACTGGAAACGTAGCCTCAGGGGGTTTTACAACCTTCTCTGCAGGTCTTATGTTCCAATTTGGTGCGCAACAGCAAATCACTGGAGCGACGGCGGCTAATCCAATCGTCTTCACTGTGACCGCTCATGGTTACAGCACAGGCGATTGGGTCATGTTTGAAGGCCTTTATCAGTCCTCTACGACTGGTATGCCCCAGATCTCAAGCATGCCTTTCCAGATCACTGTGACGGATGCAAACACATTCTCTGTGGTATGGCCAGGAGCGGGAAGCAATTACACCGCTCTTTCTGGTTCACCAGCGGGTGCTTACGTGAAAAAGATCCTATATCCAGCGCTCTACGCACCGGGTGTATCTTTCATCGAAGCCATCACAACTGGAGCTACAACCACAGTGGTGACTACAACTCCGCACAATCTTAGCGTCGGAAGTGAAGTAGCCTTTAGAATCCCACCACAATGGGGCACTACTCAGCTAAATTCATTGCCTAATGCTACGATTCCTGGAGCGCCTAAGTATAATCACGTGATTTCTGTAACCAATTCTACGACTTTCGTGGTCAATGCGAATTCGACATCGTACACAGCGTTCAATACGAACATTGCTGTCACTGCTGTGCCTGGATTGACACCCGCTCAAGTTATAGCCGTTGGAGACGTAAACTCAGGTGGCCAAACCATTAGTTCAGGATCTGTTTTTTATCCTTCTCCGGTTGTAAACGGGGTTAGCACGATCAACGGACCCGCGATTAACGGCGCGTTCATCAATAACACCCGTCAGGGATTCATGATCGGCACTGGATCTGCAGGTAGCGACTCTAGCTCAGTTCTCGTTGGTGCAAACACTAACGTGATCTTCTGGGAAGCAGTCCTAACAGACATCAGTTATTAACAAATTGGGGGAGAAATCCCCCTTTATTTGGAGAGAGAATGAAGAAGCAAGGTTATAAATCACGCTTATCAGAGTCACTTGGAGAAAAACACAAGGGACCTCACAAGCAGTCTATGAAAGCCCGAGAGCATGAGTCAGAAGCCATGGAAAAGAAGCACGGTAAAGGAATGTTTGCCGGCGACAAGTCCATGAAATCGTCCAGTGGCATGTCGATGAAATCGTCCTGTGGCATGGGAAAGAAGAAGATGTGTAAATAAAAATTTGTTTATTTACCAATGATGATGTACCCTACGTAATAAAAAAGAATTTATATGTAGGGTATTACTGCATGGCTAAAGACAAATGGATACAAGACATAGATATGAAGAAAGGCGCTCTTCACAGAGAACTTAAAGTGAAACCCGGCGAAAAGATCCCTGAAATGAAGATCAAAAAAGCAGAGCATTCCAAAAATCCTTTATTACGCAAACGCGCGAATCTCGCAGACACCCTGAAAAAGATGCATAAATGAGTTTTAATTACGGACCGGTTCCTCCGGAGAACAATCCCCCGATAAATCCTCAATATTATCAACCAAGTGCTTTTTCTATTTCAAATATCGCTCTGGGTGCAAACACAGTGGTGCAAACTACAGTTCCTAACAACTATGTGGTGGGGCAAACCATAAGATTGCTNATCCCCTTCAATTACGGCTCTAGACAGATCAACGGACGCCAGGGCTACGTCACATCGATCGTTTCCTCTACAGAATTCGTGACCAATATCGACTCTACCAATTGCAATGCCTTTATCCCCTCTCCTAGTTATGTGTCTACGCCGGCGCAAGTAACCGCCATCGGTGACATCAACAGTGGCCCCACAAATGCAAATTATAAATCTGTTCAGACATTTATCAGTGGAAGCTTCATTAACATTTCACCCAATTAGGAAACATGCAGAAACAAACAAAACCTGAATCATCAAGTGGATTTGCTCAAAGAGAGATCGATAACGCAGCGACTCAATTTGATAAATTCGAAGAAGAGGTCCGTAATTTAAAGACGGAAAGCTTTTCCAAAACGACATTGGCAGATAAAGAAGTGGCAGAGAGATCACAAAATGCTTCTCCATTGGGAAAAGATGTCTATCTCAAGCCAAAGCGCTCAATCATGCCTCCTACCAAGGATGGAAAATTCATTCTTTTCAATGAGAAATTCAGAGCCGATTACGAGCACGACAAGCAATACGTCTGCTTCATTGCCCAAAACAAAGAATGCCCCACAGACAGCCAAATTCGAAGCATCTGGACCAAGAAATATGCCGGTGTGCCTGCGGAGGAGTGGGATGTACCGACAGGAGTGCCCGTCTGGGGACCACGCTATCTCGCGGATCAGATTGCAACACGCACATATCAAGTGCTAATGATGAACCCCGATAGAGCCAACGGCATGGATCAGAATGGGCAATATTTCGGTCAGCTAGCCATTGAAAAGATTGAGAACCGTCTGGATGCAAATCCCTACGTAGAAAAGAAAAGCTTCTTCATGCCNAGCAAATTTTAAGGAAGGTGCCACATTAATCTATTAAGTGATGTTTTGACATACATGCGCCGCATCATCAAGGCGCAATCAGATGCAGTAATATCCGATAATCTTTTGATCGATTACGTGAACCGCTTCTGGCTGATGGATGTAGATGCTCGCATCCAACTGTTTGATCTAAAGACCACTTACAGATTTCAGACGGTGCCCAATATTGATAAATATAACATGCCGCTTTATCAAGTGCAAATTGAGCCCGGATCACAAAACATTGCTCCTTATCCCGTCTATCAGGGGTTTTCCGACCCCTGTTATGTCAATGGCATACAGTGTCCCTTTTACACGCAAAGAGACACCTTTTACAATTTATGGCCCAATTACGTGCAAGGCCTGAATCCCGCAGCTACAGGTAACGGAACACCAGGACCCTACACCTTAAGTGTTCCCTATTTCCCAGCCATACCAGGCCACGTAGACATGCTGGGCATTATCGCCAGCGGATCGACCATAGATCCCATCGTCACTAGCTCCTTTATCACAACGGTGCCTACTACAAGCGTCTATTCTGCCGTGACATTTACCACGATGGACGATACGGGCACACAAATGGTCGTCAGCGACAGCGGACAGTTTCTAGCAGGAAATGTAGGCTATGGCCTTTTAATGAGCCCAGGAGCAGCGCCATATGGCAATACGATGCTTGATGGCGGTTACAGCACCACAAGCAACACCGTAAATTATGCAACCGGCGTAGCGACCATGACGTTTCCCGCCGCAGTGCCCGCAGGAATGCCTATTAATGCGCAGTCGTATTACTACGAGAGCGGAATTCCCCGAGCAGTGCTATTTTATAATAATACTTTGACAATACGTCCCCCTCCCAATATCTCTTATTTGGTCGAGATCGATGCGTATTTATCTCCCGCTGCCTTTTTAAGCACTTCCAATGCCGTTCCCTTTGGTTATATGTCCGAATATATCGCACGCGGCGCAGCACGAAAGCTGTTATCGGATACCGGAGACATCGAGCAATTTTCATTTTACGAAGCCCTTTTTAGGGAGCAAGAGATCTTGGTGTGGAAACGTAGCCAAAGACAATTTACAGCCACGCGTACGCAGACCATCTTTTCTTCACCCAATGGTCAAAACAGCAGCAACACCATAGGAACAGGATCTAACTAGATGAGCACACTTGCGTATAATCCATCCATCCCTGCAGGGAGTAATAATCCCAGTCAAGATTACAAATTGATTCAGATCAATTTTGCATCCATACAGACCCTGGTTGATGTGGATCACGTAGACTTTGGTAATTTAAAATATGGGCAACACAAGCAGATCACGGTCAGTTCAAATAATGTTTCACCTTCGTTAAATTCAGGCGTATCAGTGATTTATGCGAATGTTGGTATAGCCAACCCTTCTGTATCTCAAACATTTGCTTACAATGGTACGCTTTCCTTTCCACTGACTGCAGTGCGCGCTTATTGCACGTTTACACCTGGTGGGGGTTCCACATGCATGGCAAGTAATTATTTTAATGTTAACGAGACAATAGCCCTTACTAACGGCGCAGCAGGACAGTTTGCCACCATCACATTCACTACGGGAGCCGTAACAGGCACGAACTTTGGCGTCCTATACAGCGGAACACTTTCAGGAGCTCTCGGATTCCCCAATTCTTACACAGTGGCATCCAATCAGTGCACCGTGGGTCAATTTAGAGTGGGAAGCCCCGCTACAGTCATCATCATCCAAATTTGAGGCCTAATGGACACGCTGTACATCGGAAACACAGGAAAAGGTCTAACAAAGAACCCGTTACCCTTTAACATCGATAACGAAGCCTTTCCGACCATGTACAATTTCTATTCATGGCGTGGCAGAGCAAAGCGCAAGAGAGGGACTGTCTTTCTTGGCCAGATGCAAAGACAGATTCAATCGGCCGTATCTCCCAATCAATGGCAGTATCCTATTATAGCAACGTTAAATGGTAGTGGAGCGACCACTGCTCCCGTGGATCTACAAGAGCTATTTGGTCTGGAACCGTATGCTACCATAGCTCCGGGAACGATCAATTTCAGCGACGGCACAAACACGTACACTGAGCAACTCGTCAATGGCCTTTTTACAGGCAATCTAGTGGGCTCTCCATCCGGGACAGGAACGATTAATTATGCCACCACAGCGATCACCATAGCGGGAGGAGCGGCAAATCAGCCCTTGATAGGGACATTTGGGTATTTCCCTACGTTGCCTGCATTAGGACTGGAAGATTATATCACAGAAGAGTCTGTGACCCCATATCCCATGACGATTGGTTTCGATCAGCGCTACGCATACCAGATAAAACAGACGACCTCAGCCGTAAACTTCTTTAGCGTATCGTATTTCAAAAGCTCTAACAATCCCGTATACTGGACAGGTAACGATTACCAGCAGTTTTGGAGCACCAACAATCTGGGAGCGTTCTGGGCTACCAATAATAACCCAGGCATGCAATACAAGGTGATAGCATCATGGACTAATGGAACTAATACCATTACCATCAATAACCACAATCTAGTAGTGGGAGACGTCATATGGGTCAATCAGGCAACCGTAGTGACGTCAGTCAATGGCACCTGCTTTAAAGTGGCAAGTGTTACAGATCAGAACAACATCGTAGTCACTTCTGGCTTTGGCGGTGCCAATCCAACCGGCGGAATTGCTCAATACCTGACCAATATCGCATATAAAACAATCAAGACCATAACCAACATTTCCAATGCTACCGATGCGCAAGTGACCGTGACAGCACACGGACTAAATATGGGTCAAGCTATTGAATTCCAATATGTTGCTGGAATGACCCAGATCAATGGTCTCACCGGCATCGTACAGAGCATTATAGACGCCAATAATTTCACTGTTAACATCAATTCCACCAATTTCACAGCGTACAGCTCGGGAGGGATAGCCATCTATCTCAATTCAGGCATGGGCGATGGCATACGGTGGTACGATGGAGACCCCACACAAAACACAGGTCTGCCCCAGGTTGCGACTTCAGGATGGGTGAATTTTGCTCCTCCATTAACGGCTACGGCTGTCGATATTCATAACCTTCCTGAAGCGCTTTATTATCTGGTGGGAGCGCTTGCCATCGTGGGCTTTAAGAATCGCTTGCTCTTCTTTAGCCCTTGGGTACAAAGCGTAGCATCAGATGGCACAGCAGGCCCGATTATCAATCTGCCCGACTCAGTGATCTGCAGCGTCGATGGAACCGCGTATTATACGCCTTTTTTCACCGCTTCACTGGGTTTCTTTACGCCCTTGGTGACCACGTCAGTCAATTACGTCGCAAATACTAAGGCGTATTATACCGATCAATATGGCCTGGGATATTTTACGTATTACAATACCGGACAAGCGATCGTAACCGTTAACAATAACGAAGACGTGTTATTGGTTGGATTTGTAAATAAACAGACGCAATTCGTAGCCACTGGTAATGACGTAGATCCGTTTGATTTCTACAACATCAACAGCGAACTGGGCTCGTCATCTACCTTTTCAAGCGTTTCATTGGACAAGGGAGGCATCAGCGTAGGGACATACGGCATCGCATTTACAGATCAGCAGTCTTCCCAACGGCTAGATCTTGCCATCCCTGATGAAGTGTTTCAAATCAACGCCAATGCCAATGGGGCCTTAAGGGTGAACGGCATACGCGATTACTACAAAGAGTGGATCTATTTTGCTTATCCTCCCAATAGCAGCCCCTGGAATTTCCCCACGCAGACGTTTTTCTATAATTATCGCGAAAATAACTGGGCCATCTTTTACGAAAACTTCACCACGCACGGGAGCTACAGAAAGCAAACCGGTTACACGTGGGACACGATCGGCACAGCATTCCCCACATGGGATTCATGGAACGAATCTTGGGACTCAGCAACCACATCTGCGCAGTTTCCCTCCATAATAGGTGGCAATCCCCAGGGCTATGTGCTAATTAAGGGAGAAGGCACAGGAGAGGGCGTTTCAGGCACTGTCTTCGCAGTAGACGATTCTACCATCACCAGCCACAATCATTGCGTGCAAGAGGGCGATTATCTCTATTTCATGAATGCCATCGGTCTGAATAACCTTAATGGCAATATCTACCGCGTTGTGTACACCGCAGATGCAAACACGTTCACCATAGACGGCATCATCACAGGCACATATCTGGGACTGGGTCAATATGCCCGTCTATCTCAACCGTTGCTACAGACCAAGCAGTTTAACTTTTACTGGGATCAAGGGCGTCAAATGCGCCTGCAGAGACAGATGTATTTGTTTGATACGACGTCAGATGCACAAGTCACAGTAAACATTTATTTAAGCCAAGATCCAGAGACACCATGGAACGCAGGACCGATCATCCCCAGCGACGAGAATCCCACCATAAATAGCTCTTTGATCTATAGCCAGCTGGTGTATACGTGCCCGGAATCCACCAATTTGGGCCTAACTCCTGCGAATGTGAATCTACAAATGCCCACAGCAGTCAGCCAGAAGCAAATATGGCATCGCATGAACACGTCATTGATTGGTGAAAGCGTTCAGCTAGGGGTCACATTGAACGACGCTCAGATGAGGAATTACGATTACGCCACTGCGGAGATCACGTTGCACGCCATAGAGATTAACTTTAGCCCAGGACCCTTGTTAGCATGACAAATCCCGCAGCAAGTGCACCTTTTCTACGCAAGCAGAGAGACTTTCCTGGCGATGACGTAAAATCGTTTGCCGTGCAGGTCAATAAAGCGTACATTGATACGTCTAATGCCGTGAATGCGCGCACAATTGGCACATTCGTTCAAGGAGTGCCAATTATAAGCGGTGAAAGCTGGTATGTTTACGGTGAGACTAGAAAGCAACAAACGCTTAGACAGGTCTATGCCGTCACGGGCGCAGGCTCAATCGCGCATAACATAAATGTCTCCACCATAGGAGGATTTACACGCATTTATGGGACAGTTACAGATGGAACTAACTGGTATCCTGTGCCTTATGTGGATACAAGTGCAGCTAGCAATCAAATTTCTTTGTACGTGAGCGCAAGCAATATCGTGATTACGTCTCCCACAGTGACAATCACTTCAGGCTTTATAGTTCTAGAGTGGTTGGGTCAATAATCGGCTCACGGGTCGATTCTGGATCGATTGGGTCGATAATAAAAAGCCCCCAAGGGCACGGGGGCGCTGTTCGTAAGGGATGGACAGCAATCCACCCGATATCAGTGTATATTTCTTTCGCAAAATTCGCAACCTGAAAAGGGATCAGTGACTGATGGCAAATCTGACTCCTGGCAATTATTCTTATTAAAGAAATATTTACCGTGATACCCTAGAACGAAAATAGGTATACCATGACATCATCTCTATCGGGCTATCGTGGCCCCGCGGGCTCATCAGCAGGCAAGAAAGCCGCTGGCTATAATGTTGCTTCCATCGATAACTTCACTCCTGAGCAGCATGAGCTTTTTAAGCAGCAATTTCAGCACGTAGGGCCTGATTCGGTGACTTCTAGATTAGCCCGTGGAGATCAAAGCCAATTCGAAGAACTAGAAAGGCCTGCGTGGAAGGATCTGCAGAAAGCGCAAGGGCAGTTGAATACGTTATATTCGTCTAGATCAGCTTCGGGAAGGAACACGTCGGGATACAAAAACAGACAGAACCAATTAAGCTCGGACTTTGCAGATCTATTGTCCAGCAAGCGCATGGGTCTTCAAAGGCAAGCCATCTCAGATCTTAGCAATATGAGCAATCAACTGCTAAATCAGAGACCGTACGAAAACTTCCTGGTAGAGCCCAACAAGAAGCCTTCTTTCTTCCAGCAGTTATTGCAGGGCGGATTGCCCATTGCAGGAGCAGCAGCCGGTGGTTACTTGGGTGGAATACCTGGAGCTCAGCTCGGTGCATCTGTAGGCTCCTCAGTCGGAAGCGCTTTCTCAGGGCGTAATTCCTTGTCACAGTACACATCAGACGGCTACGCTAAATATTAGGGGATATCATGGTAAAGATCATCAAAGAATACAGAGAGCCGACACTAGGTGAGCGCTTTGCCGAAGGTATTTCCCGTGGGGCTAAAGAGTTTGGAGCGCCTCATAACAGATTAACGCCACAAGCTCCAGAGAAGAGACCAGAGCTTCATAAGACCATCACAGACATAGCCAGCAAGACAGGCATTGATTACACTCCTGACAACCTTTTAAGCATTAATGACCAAGCGCACAAATATCACCAACAAGGCCTGGATGAATTTTCTTCTTCAGTTAATGCTCTTAAAGACTTCAAGGAAGGAAAGTTAGACCGAGAACAGATTGCTAATCAGCTTTCGGGTCAAGAGTCTTCTAGAAAGGGTTTTATAGGCAGCAAGATCGATCGTCTGGAAGAAGATCTAAATCGAATCAAAGGGAAAAAGCCGCAGAACGAACAAGAAAAAGCGCTCCGTCGCGCAGAAGCAGATCAGCGTAAAATAATGGCTAGAGAACAGATAGCCAAGAACAGAGAGCACTCTCAACGAAGAGGGGGTTTTCATTCCCTATCCTCATTGAGTGAAGAACAGTTAGCTAAAATGCATGAGCCTGCTCAAATTAAGAGTGAAGAATTAGCAGCAGCAGGTCGTGGAGCAGCATCAGAGTTAACATTTGGTCTATCTGAAAAATTACCGTTTGACAAATCTCTTCACCAGCTTTCTGAAGAAGGTCTTGGTAAATGGGTTACAGCCGGAAGAGTGGTGGGGTCTCTAGGACCTGCTCATCTATCGTTTGGAGCGGCTAACGCCCTTTTGAAGGGGACAGGAGCTGCAACGCGTTATGGACGCCAATTAGTGGCTGCAGGAGCGATTTCCGGTCATCAAGCCTTGACACAGAAGATCGAGACGGGAACAGTTAGGCCGGGAGACATTGGACTTACGTTTGCTGGTGCTGCAACATTGGGTTTGGCTTTCGAAGCAGCTGCTCCCTACGTAAAATCCATAGCCAATTTCTTTAAAAGATCCACTCCTAAAGTTTCCGCTAATGTGGTGCCAAAGAATACGGAATTAAAGCCGCACCAGAAAGCATTCAAGCAATGGAAAGAGAAATCTCTATTGGATGCATCTGTAAAAGAAGCGGCAGAAGCAGGCGTAAATCTTGAAGCATTGGCCAAAGGAGATGCGCAAGAAGCGCTTAAATACCAACAGGTCCTGCAGAATTTAGAAAAGCTTCCTCCCTCTCAATTAAACGAAAAGATTTCGCGCGCGTATTCAGAAAGAGAGTTAGAAAATCTGACTCGTAGATCCAAGGTGCTTCAAGATCAACTGGTTTATAGCAAAAGAGTAAAACGCATCCATCAAGAGATCGCTGAAGAGGAAGGAAGATTAGCGGAAAAATATCTAAAGGAAACTCCCAAGAAGGACGAGACTAAATTAGCACGATTTAATGTAAGTGAAGAAGCACGCCTGCAACTAGGGGAAGCTAATATACGGCTGCATGAGATAAGAAAAGCGCAGGGAGAAGCCAAAGACCTAATTTCTTACATGACTAAGACAAAGGCTCCCATCGAAGAGATAGAGAAGGCTACGTTAGAACTTCAAAGGCTAAATGTTTTGAATGCAGAAGCCGAAGAGACCGCGTCTTCACTACGATACGAATATAATAAAGGAAAGAAATACAAATTATCTGAAGAGATCAAAAACGAAAGGGAAAACGATTTAGCGAACTTTGAGCACAAAGTTAACACCAAACCTGAAGAAAAAGTATATTCTCCTGACAAACGTGAAGCTATAGCTAAGAAGATAAGTAAAAGACGAGAGCTTCCCGGGACCTCTGAATTAAAAGAAGATACACACACTAGGATCATACGGGAGCGCATAAAGGGTTACGAAGATAAAGTTGCACAGCTAAATAAAAAATTGAAGACTGTTCCTGATGATCAAATTCCTAAGGTGAAGAAGGCCTTAGATCTAGCTCAGAAATTAGAAAAGCAGAACAGAGACTTTCTAAGGGTTCATCAACGAAGAAGAGCGACCAAGGACCTTTCTAACACTCTTCAACGAAAAGAAAAGCTTAAAGGGACTAACGTAAAAAGAGAAGACGTTTCTAATGCGTTTAAACAGGCTATCAAGGATCCATCTGAGTCTAATGTCCATAAACTTCAAGATGCGGTCTATGGGCCTGAAAACAGCAAAATAATCAATGACTCAATGGATAGTGCTCTCAATAAGGCCGAAAAGATCTTCAATGGCCCAGGCACTGAAAAAGAGAAGGTCAAATTGCTAAAAGAAGCCTTGACTGAGGAAAAAGACGCCATCGGAAAAGCCTCGTCTAACGGTGAGGAAGCTGGGAAATGGTCTATAAAGAATAACTTCGCTTACAAACTAGGGAAATGGCTATTTAACAAACAAAACGCCAAGGCTAAGCTATTTATTTCCGGCTATATTGGTTATGTTTTAGGAATCCCCACACCACGTAAATTGGTGAACGACATGAGCGATAATCGCGATGCAAAGAGACTTGCCAATTTATCTGACAGTAAAGCATCGAATTATATCAGTGATCTTAGAGCCAAAGGCCTTTCTGCACAGAGAATCAAGAAGATAAAGGCCGAGGCTGATAAACTAAATAGAGAAAGACAGAAAAATGGTCATCCATAAATGGCATCTCTGATAAGTTCCTGAAGTACCCATGAGGCTGCAACCCCAGCGATTATGTAACCAACTGCAGATATCAAATGGTAGATAATTTTCTCCCCCATCGAGGTTAAAGGTATATCAACATGTCCTTTGATTCTTTTTTCTATAGAATCTAAATCTTCATCACTTAGTGTTCTCATAAGCCCCCCTACAGGCTGTTAAGATGTTCATGTTTGCGGGAAGAGGATTTGAACCTCTGACCTGCAGTTTATCAGTCTGCTGCTCTAACCAATCTGAGCTACCCCGCATCTATTGTAATTGTATTTGTAGCTTGAACCCCATTGCATGCAACACGTCGATGAACGTTTTCCATTCACAATTTTTACGACTTGTGAAAACCCGGTAAACGTTGTGGTGGTCCATTCCTAGCTTTTCCTTGATAGAAGGAATGCCTCCTTGAGATTGCAGAACATGGCTAACGGCTAGAAGAAACAAAGAGTAGTCACCTTTCACTTTGCGCTGCATGTATTGTTGCAACGATTCAGTTAGATAGGCGGCTGCTAGCTTACGATCCTTAAGGTTTCTCATTAGAAAATCTTCTAAATCTTGCATCTCCAGACCTATATGTTATTTGCAAGTGCTGGAATCGAACCAGCGACACAAGGATTTTCGGCCCTCTGCTCTACCAACTGAGCTAACTTGCAGCGCACTCATGGACCATATTGCACGTCGACAGCCAAAGTCATTTGCTCTAATTGTTCGATAAGAGAATCGACCCTGTTCTGCAATTCCGTGACCTGGTTGAAGAAGAAAATGATCACCGTGAACATAATCATCACAGCGATACAAAAGATCTTCATCACCATATTCTCCATGTCACAATTGTAATGCATCACGGGTTTACGGGCAATTCCGAATCATTATTTGAATCAGTGGTCTTCATTTCGATAGTGCCTCCGTTCTCCATAGACATAGCCTGTTCCTGGTATTTTTGTATCTCATCCAAGTAGCGCTGGGTGATGGCAAGAATAGCAGGATCAATGTTATCAATGGTGGGTCTATCGGTTTGTTTCAGTCTATTTTTGCCAAGCCAGATCAACATTCCAGGGTGTTCTTTCATTGCTAGATTAAATTGCTTGACTTTAATCATTGCATCACCCTTGGCGCGCTTGACTTGTGAATACTCCGTCCATATTATTCCGTGGTCAGTTTGACATCTATAATACAGGGTGTCGCCAGCAATACCAAGGGTTGCGGCGATTTCTGTTCCGACACATCCTTGAGCAAGCATGGTGTCGACTACGGACCAATCTATGTGGAATTGAGGCTTTGTAGGGGGTATACTTTGCCTTTTGGCTCTTTCTACAACTGCAGTTATCATACCGCAATAGTGTAAAATTTCTTTTAATTTATCAAGTGTTTCTTTTGTGTTGATTTAAATGGGTAAAACATGCAAGCTTGAATACAATAAAACACAAACGTAGGGGTTTGAAAATGGAAAATAAAAAGCTATGTGAACAGTGTCTTCATGGAATAAAAGTGGCAATCTTCATGGCGGATATTCAATATCCCACTAGATCGACTGCGCAATACATGTTCTGTTTGGCACACATGCTCAGATTGTACACAGAAAAAGTATGGTCATATCCTGAAGAAGAATACGTTGAAACTTACAGAAATGCTTGCGCAATCGCACAAGAGCGTTGCGGCGCGTCAATGCAAGAGATGGGGCAAGTAATGATTGATCTCATGAAATATTCTGCAGAATTGCTATAGGAAGGTGTGCAATGAAAGAACTTACACCAGCTCAGTTAAAGACCAAGGAAAATTACGAAACGGTCATGGGCTTCATGAAAGACGAATTAGAGACGCTGCAAGATAAATTATACGAAGTGTGTGAGCATCCGTATTTTTATATAATACGCGACAACATCGCGGAAGAAGTGCTAAACGCCATTTATTTAGCCACAAAGATAATACACGATTACGAAAATGAAGCAGCCGATTGGCAAACCAGATAGGGGCAGATAGAATGGATAAGAAAAAGATGAAAAAATATCTAAAATATTTGGAGGAATTAGTTATTTCATGGGACGAATGTAGTGGACCAGGAATGACAAAATTCGTAGAAATCCACAAACCAGGAGCAAGAGAGCTTTGCTATTCTTTAGTCCGACACGCAATGGAAGTGACTGCACAGTTCTATCCTCATAACGGTGAATTTTTAGAGCAGGAATTCAGGAAAATTCTAGGATGTATGACGGATAGGGAAATAAAAAATGAAAATGAAGCCTCCGATTGGGAAACCAGATTTATATAGAAAAATATATCACTCATAGGGAAATAAAAAATGAATAATGAACCTAAACAAGGCCTTGAATACATACGCGGTTTATTTAAATGTCTATGTAAAAATATTGACGACGGAATAGTTGAATTCGCTAAAGAAACAGATTGCGATCCAGCAGACTTTGTGTCAGCCATATTGCGATATGCCATCACTATAGTGAAACGCAGCTATCCTGAGATGCAGGAACTGTGCGATGACACCTTTATAGAATTTGTGACACGGATTGCCGAAGTTGAATTAAACCGATCAGAGGAAAACTTTCGCAATCAAAACCCATACCTAAAGGAAGATAAATGAAAATCCAAGACTACAGCCAGCTTAAAATTCCCAGTGAATTTGCACATTTGACGTTTGACGAGCTAGAAAAAGAATTCGCGCGTGTGATGGGGGATTTTTCTGTAAAGCACCGCCTTAGCATCGATAAACAAATGGCGCTAATTTCGATTTATTTTCAACATTGCATGATTCTTATGGGCATGAACGAAGACGAAGACATTGCGTTTATGTTATTAATGGGAGAAGCAATGCGCAGAGCGATCGAAATATCCAAACCATCAAGGAAGGAAGATGAATGAAAATCAAAGACTATAGAAAGGTTAAAATTCCCAGCGAATTTTACCATTTAACAGATGACGAGCTAGAAAAAGAATTCGCCCGCATCATGGGGGATTTTTGCGTAAAATACCGCCTTAGCATCGATAAACAAATGGGATTAGTTTCGACCTATTTGGAACAGTCCATCCTTGCTATGGGTATGAACGACGTCGAAGACATTATATTTAGGATGTTAATTCCAAACGTAGTGAAAAGAGCTATCGAAAAATCAAAACCATCAAGGAAGAAAGATTTAGATCCGAAGATCACTTATAAAAGATCCAAGAAATTATATCACTAAGGAAGGAAGATGACGTACCCAGAAATTGAAGATTTCAGGAAAGAATTGTGTCTTAGACTGTTACAAAGACCGTATGACTCTCTTAATGATGATGAAAAATATCAATTCGAAAAAAAAGTGGGCCATGAATATAAATTTCGCTGTGATCAGATCGACACGATTGCGCGCATGGAAAAAGAGGCTATAGAAAGAGCGATAGAAAGAAAGAAATATGAACTGGAAAACCCATTTGAGCAGCTGGATATTGCCTTAGATAATCTGATCGAGGAATATTCCGACTATTACCACGTGGACCCTGGTGAAATAGAAAATGAAATACTTAAACTCATAAAAAAGTCATAAGATGGAAGAAGCATTAGATCCGATAAAATCTGCAAAAATCCATTTGAAATACTTGATGAGTCAGGCGCGAATAAAGATTTCCATAATTTACAGTGATCTACACTGGGATTACGAAAATCAAGCGTTCGAAGTTGGGGTTGGAATGGCGCTAGACATGCTTCATAAGTGCTGTGATTTTTTCGACAAATACGATTCAATTCAAAAGTATACCGTTCACTGTATAGCCGATAACCATCACATATGCAGAAATGCGATCATAAACGCTTGCATTTCGGTATACGCCCAGCATGATCTAAATAACGAAAAAATGATCAAAGTCATTAGATCACTTATGAAAGATTTAATCGTAACAGAATACGGGATAATATAATGAGCCAAAAAGAATACTTAAGAAAATGTGTTATTAGTATGAACGAGTGCATGCAGCACACGAATATGAAACAGGAAGGCGACGTCGACTACCAGTATAAATTTCTGGAGCATGTAAAAGATGTGATAGAAAATACGGCTGGCTTCAAAGAGATATCCAAAAAAACAGGCATACAAATTGATTCTCTGCGTAGGACCGTGACAGAAGCAAAGAACCCACGTTGGCTAACGATAGTATCAATCCTTAGGGCGTTGAAATTGCAAATCGTCATCGTGACGCGCGAAGAAACAGATGGAGAAGAATAAAATGACTCACCCAGACTACAAGAAATTAAGAGAACAAATTAAATGCCAATTGCAAAATTTTTTCTGTGCTAATACTAATACATATGGTCTCCCACATATTTTGTGGAATAAAGAATGTCCGTACTCTATTTTTGCTAGCAATGTCAATTACAGAAAGTACGAAGAAATGAATTTTATAAAAAAAATGTCCGAATTATATAGTGTTCCAGAAAATATAATCTCTGGATCTATTAACGAAATACTTTTAAATTTAGGAATTTCTCCTTTAATTAGAATAATTGAAATGATGTGTGATTTACAATCAATAGAATCGCACAATGTCGGCCCAATTTGTGGATATATTAGAACACCGGGATCAGAGACACCGCAAGAAGTGATGGCAAAGTTAGCATGCAAGATATGCGATCGTTTGAAGGAAGAATTCACTAGAATGGGCACTACACCCTTGGAAGAAGACGACTTAATGAGATTTAACGGACACATTAAAGATCTAATACTCACTCTTAAATACGCTAAAACCGTTCGTGAAAAGGAGCAAAAATGAGACCAATTCGAAAAATGTTTTCCTTTCGTATCGACGAGCAATTGCATCTTCAGCTTAAGCTATTTTGCATCGAGAACGGCCACAAAATGTCTGCCATAATGGAGCGTCTAATCAAAGAGCTATTACACAAGAAAAAGGAAAAGGAATGAAAAAGACGGCAAAAGAAGAATTCGAGAAAGAATTTAAGGAGTCCTTTGACCTTTTCAGATTCTCTTCGCAAGAAAGAGAGCGTATGCTGCAGGAAAAAAATGAAAGAGCAGAACAAGTAGCGAAACATATAATTCCCGCTATGCAAAGGGCACAAGAAGAGATGCATCTATCCAGAGCCGAAATGGTCGCAGAACTTTATTCTCTAATAAGTGCGCTTGCAGGAGTGGAATTCGAAGATTTTAAACAAGAATTTTTCGACCTACATTGCGACACCATGCGTCTTGTGATAAAGGCAACCGTGGGAATTCATGAAGAAATTCCGATAATGGATCACATTATAGACACGCTTAGACAAGATTCCATAGAAAATAAAGAAGGAGAATCGTAATGAAAGACCACATAAAAAACGTCACATTTCACATGGTAGAAACCACGCAAGCGCTGTGCGATTTGATAAAAGCGATCACTAAAGAAGCCTTCTCGGACGAAAAAAAGTGGGAAGAGATAAGAGAGCATTATTCCAACATAAACGACGATCTAAGAGGAATAGTGCAGGATCTGGAAATTGATTTTCATATAAAGAATAAAATTTTCAAAAGAGACGACGACTAGATTAATATTTCAATATAGGAATAGTGATATGAAACATAACAAATTTGATTTATTCAGCCTTGAAAAAGCAGCTATGTATCTAAATAAAGCCCTTCAAGAAAGCATGGAGGGGAAAGTGACAATCAGCAATGTATTTTTCCAAGCTATGAAAAATGTGAGAGACGCCCAAGGTGGACTGCCTGATCTTTCCATCAAAGGAGGTATTTCAACATCTTCTCTTTATAGGACTTTCATTAGCGAAACACAAGACAATACACACTTCAGAACAGTGATTTATATCCTGGGGTGTTTGGGCTTTAGACTGAAGGTAATAACCCAGGACTAATACACATCGTTCAAACAGCAACCGATTGCGATCCACACAGCTAGAAAGAAAAGAAAACCAAGTATGTACTTCACTTCTTTTTGTTACCCTGTGTGGATTTTGCGACAGTGCTGATCACCTTTTGCTTGATCTTTTCTTCGAAGTGCTCAAAACGAAAGTCTATATTTTTTTTTACTTGGTCGATCTCGTTCTGTAATGCATCTAAATTTTCATGACCCTGTTTTAAACAGCTGACGTCCAAGCGTAATTTTTGCAAATCAAGGTCGTAAACTAATTTATTTAATTCCTCTGCTGTGAAATGCTTCTTGCGATCGGGTGTTTTGTCAGCCCTGTAATTCTCGCGAACCAATGAAGCAATTTCATTTCTGATGGAAAAAATCTTGTTGTCAATTTCCTTTAGGCGCGAATTGTGATAAATGACATAGCCGGTAATGATTGAAGCGAATATAATTTGTATAACCATTTTTCCACCCTTTAAACTTTATAATATAACTTACATCATTTTATCTTCACTTTGTAGCAAGATCCTGGATATTTCTGGATCATAGTAGCGATCTTAGACTCAGCATCATGGAGATCATCTTCATTACCGAAATTGATGGTCATGACGAATGAAAGAGCATCGGGCTTGTCTGGGATCGATTCCAACTGAAATTCCTGCATGCTGAAACCGAGCTTCAACAAGTCTTCTACTTTATGAAAGGTGGATAAAATATCGTAATTCCAGTCAGCATGATTGCGATTCAAGCGTAGCCCCAATTCGTTCATGTCGTCATTGGTCATTTCGCTAGAGCACGTAATGCAATCAACCTCCAAGACCTTTCTGTCTTTCAAGATGGCATACCGTTGGTGCCCACCGATAATGACCCCTTCGGTCGATACCACGATGGGCTGTACGCATCCAAATTTATCCATAGAGTCTTTCAAATGCTTGCGCATCTGACGTGTTAATATACGCGGGTTGTATTGCTGTGGAACCAACTCCCTCATCTTCCATTTCTGCATGGACCACGTATATTTTGCATCAATCATTGGAAATCTCTTCGCTGGATTTTTCTTCTTGATCGCTGGTTTCTAATTGCTCAACTACAGGTGGTATGGAGTATTGAACATACAGCACATTATTTTGGTTAACCCAAAATCCTTCAGAGTCGTTAGCGCTCTTATAAACATTTCCAGAATTCAACATATCCACGAACTTATCCACATCAGAAGACATAATATCTACGTTTAACTGTTTGTTGTTTTTCAAATGAATTTTAAAGCTAGCTATCATCTTGGAAAATCCCTGTAAAATTTTATGGCCTCTACAACTTGTGATGAAAATTGGTCGCCCTTCTCTCTGTCGGTAAAGCGTATGTACGGCCAATATTTCTTTTCACCATCTTTTTCGTAAGCGCGCGAAGGCATCTTTATGAACTTAACGCCATCTTTTTCCATCAACTGGATATCGGATATTTCCATATTCCATCCATTGACGCGTATATTGGCGAATCCCAATAAAAATCCCTTGGAGCACTCACGAAAGCTTAGACATTCTATGGATAAATTATTCATCATTATCCTTTCTTTCAGAAATCAGTGCCAATTTTTCTTTAATACGCATAACTACAAAGCTTCGAAAACGGCTATCTGTTAGGCCAGAGAAATTTTTTTCTATATGCAAAATTTCTTCCAATGTGTCGTACCATTCCATCCATCTGATGTGGATTTCTACCGATTTACGATCTTCTGGAAATGTAAACATCGTGGAAATAGTCAGTCCAGTTTCTTCTTTCTTCCCATTCTTACTAGGATGTTCATGAAAGTGAACTGGTTGGTTACTTTTAATGCCCTGTGGTCTAAAGCGAGAAAATTCGCACATAAATCTGCCTATGGGTTATAAAATATCACTGTCTTGAAAAACATTTATTGTAATCTCTGTACGCGGATTTGTCGAGTAAAATTTCTCTGCCTGTACTCGGCAAATGCATCCATCGTCATAGTATACCACTTCATTCATTGCATCTAAATAAAACTTTATATAGTTATCTATATCGGGTCGTTTTCCGTGGTACGTTCTTATACCTTGTTGTTCGTTCATCGAAATGGCATTAGAAATGCGTTTTGGCGCTTTATTTGGTATGCAGGTATATAATTCCAAGTCTACGATCAATAATCGATTCTTGACCATTTCTATGCCATTTTGAAGCATTTGCTTTCTGAAGGCGCATTTGCACTCGTGTTTGACGTCTCCTTGCGGGTCATACACCTTGAAACGTCCAAATCGCGGTCGCGCTTTCGCAATGGGATTTCCTGGGATTATGAAATGCATCTTTTCATTGTCTATCATTTTTCACCATCATGGACCTATTTCGATATGCCGATTTTTTTGTCTTTTTTACGTATATTTTCTATATATGCCGATTTCTTCTTTATATCTGCGGGTGCTCGGTCATAAATTCTAATCCTAGATTGTTAAATTCTAGACCTAAATCGTGAAAGGCTATCTGTATTACTGCGTTTTGTGGCCTAGTAAATCTTTGTGGATGGGCCGCACGAACTACTTTGTGGTGCCGCAAAAATTCTGCTAACTGCTTTTGAAAATGTGTCCATCGGTTGTATTTGTTTACTACCTTGGGGTGCCATCCTTTCTCCACCACGTGTAGACCTTGCAAGATAATTCCTTGGCGCAACCATTGGTCGTGACTCATCAAAATATCGTGGCTATGATTTTGTCGTATCGGGTATTGGCTATTTTCTGTCATTGTCCCCTCCTGTCTTCACCACAAAATTCTACCCACTCATATCTTTTTAGACGGGACAGAAACCGCGAGCCATAAGTCATTTCTATTTTCTGCGGAGAAAGATTGGTGGTAATCATTGTATATTTAATTTTTTTAACACCCTGATTCCTATCGTCTATTATTTCCATAAATTCAGTTTCTACATTTTCGCACTCCTTTTCTACTCCCAAGTTATCCAAGAAAAAATAATCACATGAAAAAATTTCATCAGTTAATTTAGTTAGGTCTTTTTCAAAAAAAAGATATTTGTCGATTTCTTGAGCAAGACGTCTGGACTTTTTGAATGAAATTTTAGAGACTAAACCCTTCATTGTTAATTCTTTCATGAGACACATCATAAAATATGTCTTTCCCGATCCGCACGCACCAAAAAGAATCATGGACTTAGGGTTTTTTAACCATTCCTGCGCTAGATTAAATACGCTTTGTGGTAAGGATTGAATAGAGCAATTCTCATAAATTTCTCTTATTCTATTATTAAAACAAAATGATTCCCATTCATTTGACATAATTTATTCCTTACACGTTGAATTTGTTGTATTTAGGATTGTTTCGGTTGTCGGCTACTCTTCTCAACCAGCGCTCAGGTTTTTTTATAGGCTCTCTATTGTTTATCATTCTTGACCAGGCGTAGTCAAAATCTGATGCTGAACGGCCTTCTTTCTCCCATGCTTTTACAAGATTGTACCTATAATTTCTACCAAGCTCGTCATCAGAAAGAATTAAATTTAATTTATTATATGTAACCTCCGTTTTTTCCTCCTTTTTGGCGACAGTATAAGGAGGTATAGAGGTATTACTTAAGATATTATTTTTAGAAGATATTATATCCGCCACATGTGGCGGGGTGCGAAAATACTGGGTTTGCGGGAAAAATTTGTCAACTCCCTTATCGGTTAATCGAATTTTACGGGTGTATTTTCCCCATGTCGATTTAAGTTCCGTTTGGATAAGTCCCTTGGACTTCAAAAGAGATAAACTGCGTTGAATGGTGCGTTCACTTGTATGCAATTGTTTTGCAAAATAGGCATCCGTCGCAAAACATCCCTGGGGCATTTTACAAAGAGCATTTATGTGAGCAAGAAGATCTTTAGAGCGGTGCTTTAAAGTGTGGTCGTTGATTAGATCAAATGAAGAGAGTGAGTGTCGTGTATTCTGTCTCAGATCTATCATCTGTCTTCTCCATTTAATGCGTAAGAAATCATTTAATGAAAATGAATACCCAAAAAAACGACAACAGTGATAAAATCCGTGTTGTCTGGTTTTTCCAGGTATTTCGGATTCAGGGAGTAACCCGCGAAAGTTCGCTCCCTGAAAATTTTCTACATCAACTTACCCCCTTCACAGATATCTATGCAAGCACTTGTTGCATTTTTCTAGAGGGGGGCGATTTATAAAACTTCCAAGAAGCCTTGATTTAGACGCGTTTACCTACCGTATCTAAGCAAGTTCCTTTTTCTCACACTCATCTACATTTTCGAAAAGATGGTCGAAAACGCGCTTGGGATAGATATTGTAAAATAGCTTTAGGCGTTCTGTTGTATCGGGCGTTACTAGGTCACTAATGCGCACTTTTCCATCGGTATAGTGTTCTATCATCAAAGCGATAGAAATGGTCGGATTAGCGATTTTTTCAGAAACGTTATAGATGGTTTGATACCCGACTCCCATCTGTCGAGCCATCTCAAATTTTTTTACACCTGTTTTATAAAGCCAGTACGATAATTCCATTCTCCTCCAAGTTTTGAAAATCTATTCAGACTATCCATAGTTTATATACTAAAATATTTAAGATCAACTTTAAATTGTTCCAATCTCTTTAAATTTTTGTTGAAAAAAAACAAAACCGTTATATATAATCAAGTTCGATAAGGAAAAAAATAAGGATTTTTATGTCAGTATATTATGCTCCCGATGAAGATCTAGACCATGATGACCTAGAAAATGAATGGGTTCATATAGATGAAATCCCCGACTTGGATCACGCCAAAAAGGCCATGAAAAAGGTATTAGATATTCTATATAGAGAATCATCAATGGATGATCTTGAAGAAAATCTTGAGAATGTGTGTGACATTTTAAGCCTTCCTTTACCACCGGGTCATCTGAAAATCAAAAAATTAAGGTAGGGCTTAAATGGCAATTCTTTCAACGAGAGATTATGAAATATTTAAAATACACGAGTGCAACAGAGAGGTCAAAGAATCCTCTGTAAAACGTCTCATTCAATCCATAAAAGAAAAAAACTTGTTAGATAGCTGNCCCATATTGGTCAACGGTGANATGTACGTCATAGATGGGCAACACCGTCTAAAGGCTGCTGAAGAGCTGGGTATCCCTATTTACTACCGNGTGCAATCNGATATAGAGATCAGAGACATGGTCAAGTTTAATTCTAATAACGTTAATTGGTCACTGGATGATTACTTCAATTTCTATTCAAGACATGGATTCGAAAGTTATATACGGGCAAAAGAAACATGCAAAAAATATGGATTGACGTTTGGCAACATGATTCGTTTGCGCGGAATACGTTCTGTTAAAAATCCCTCTGGATTGGTAAAAAATGGAAAGTGGGACATGTATAATGAAAAAATACAAAGACAAATTCATGAAAATTTGGATAAAGTGCAAATTATCAAAGACATCATCGTCAAGGAATCTTTGGATCCCGTTGCATTTGGTGAATATAGTAAATTTGTAAATTCACTTTTTGAATTCATTTCCAAGGAATACATAGACTTCGATCTTTTCTTGGAAAAAGTAAAATTACGCGTCAACCACATACGGAATTGGGTCACTGCTGAGGAATATTGTAAGATGTGGAAGAATATTTACAATTACCGCAATCAAAACCCCATCGAATAGGAGCGCTTATGAGCACGGATGTCACTCTATCTGATATAAAGAACTCGCATCAATTATGCGAAGTTTTGATGAGAATGCCGCGCTACCAAAAGATGGGCATTGACGAAGTCTTCCTTATCGTAGCCACTGCAAAAAGTCTGGGTGTAGATCCCATCATGGCTTTATCGGGAGGGCTCTATTGCGTCCAGGGACGCATAGAAATGTCATCGCGGTTGATGAATGCGTTGATCCATTCACGAAAGCACGTTGTGTCGGTGTGCGAGCATGAAAGCAATGAACGCATATGCGTGATAAATGGAAAACGATCGGACACGGAATCTACGGCTAAGGCCTCTTTTTCAATGGAAGATGCGCATAGAGCGGGTCTTCTGTCTAATCCTACGTGGAAGAAATATCCGGAAGATATGCTGTTTGCCAGAGCTCTCTCACGGCTTGCTAGACGTTTGTTTCCAGATATCATTGGCAATTGCTACGTCGAGGGAGAGCTTAGAGATTCTTATAAAGATCCCCACTATCTTGAGGAAGCGGATGCAAAAATCTTAGATGCAGCTGTAGAAGCCATCAAGGACAAAGAAATCACCTTTAATCCGACAACTTCCATTAGCGAAGAAGAGCATACAGCCTTGATGGAACTGTTGGACCAATTGCCCGATTATAAGAATGAACTGCTGGACTTTTTAAGAAAACGAAAGATCAACGATTTCCGAGAGATCAGCATGTCTACGTATAAGACCATAATAAATAATGCGCAGATGAAATTAGAACAAAAGACGATTCCCATATGAATAGATCTCATTTCATAAGAAAATATGAAAACATGATGCAGAACACTCCCGAGTGGATGTTAATGAGAAAAAATCACATTGGTGCATCAGATGCTCCCGTTTGCATGGAAGTCGTTAAATGGAAATTAAACGACGGTCGCTTCAAGACACCACGCATCCTGTGGCAAGAGAAATTAGGCATATTACAGGGCGTCACCAACAATGAGCGCACTAGATATGGAAATAAGATGGAAGAGCCAGCAAGGTGCCTTTATGAAGCGATGACGGGAAATTTGGTAGCTCCAGATATCATTTTTCACCCTAAGATCGAATACATGATGGCATCTTTGGATGGGATCACAATGGATGGTAAAATCGCTGTAGAAATCAAAAATTGCGGCAATGCCGATCATGAACTGGCTATGTCGGGTAAAATTCCTGATCACTATTACCCGCAATTGCAACACCAGTTAGAAGTTCTTGGTCACGAACACATGCATTATTTCTCCCACAACCGCGGTAGGGGAATAATTGTTGATGTTAAAAGAGATGAAGAATATATAAAGAAGATGTTAAAGAAAGAAAAAGAATTCTGGGATTATGTAAAAAACCTAGAAGAGCCCCCGTTGCATGACAAAGATTTTCATGATCAAGATATGGAATGGTTGGGCATGGCTAAACGTCTATACGATCTAGAACAGATAATAAAGAACACCACAGTTCAGGCAGATTCGCTGCGAGAAAAACTGATTTCCAAATCTCAAGGTTTGAATTCTTGCGCTGGTAATTTTAAATTAATATTAAGTCACCGTAAAGGATCCATAGATTATTCATCAATCGAAGAACTTAAAGGTAGGGATTTAGAATGCTATCGCAAAAAATCATCACCAATCTGGACTTTAAAAAAAGATCCATAATCGATCCTTTATTGGAAAAAGTCATCGTAGAGCAATTAGGCATGAGAATTTTAGATATGATCAAAAGCACATACCAGGAGCGCCTATACAAGGAATTCAAAAAAACCATGCACGTTCTGAAGAGGAATCAATAAAGCACTGGGGCTTCACAGCCCCTTATGTTAAACCGTTACACAAGGGGATCATCTGTGAAAATTAGAGCTATTCCGCAGAATGTGTCAAAATTATGACGATTCTGCAGAATTTAAAGCCTGACGCTGCGACCGATTCAGGTAATCAGATCGTGCAAAGATCAATTCCGCTAGCGCATCTTTGTTGGTTGGGATCGAATCATGCTCCTGCTCCAAAACAGGCATCCAGCGGTTTTTGAGCTGATCAAAAGCATTCTTTGTGATTTCATCCACGATCCACTTGATGCGACGTTTCATGTCTTCCTCGAAGATTTCCTCTTTAAGGTAATCGCATATGATCTTGCGCTGTGTGTCTGAAATGGTGAATAATTCTACATCATCGATTGAAACTTTCATGTTTTTTCTCCTGTTAACAGACTAAATGTCCGGATAGATACGTAATAGGGGCTGTAGCGGTGCTTATTCCTGTTATACTGTTTTTATTTGTAGATTCTCCAGAGACCTGTACGTAAAATGTTGCAGTATCTGCTGAGCTCATATTTATTATTGTTGAATAAGCCCATCCCCAATCGGCACTTGTTCCTGCACGAGAAGTGTGAAAATAATAATCTCCACTAGTTGCATCTATACTCAAATAAGCAATTGAAGCTGCAGTACAATTAGAAATGGCTGCCACGAAATTAAATAAATATCTTCCTGTTACGGGTGCAGTAAAGGTACCATTCGTATTCATCGACGAAGAATTATCAAATACTATAGTTAATGCCGACGTTCCTAATTGATAAACGGCTCCATTACCTGTTGCATTTGTTATAGTGGTGCCTACCGTAGCCAAGAAACAGGGCTGAGCAGTATTGGTCATCCT